GCGATCTACAAGAAAAAATGAGAAAACTCAAAGAGGTTCCCAATAATGCACCGAAGAGTGTTACTAACGCATTGTTCGTTGGTAGTACTGCTGAGCTGCAAAAAATGCTAAAGGAAAAATAAAGAATTTTGTTATGAATAAAGTTAAATATTTTAGACCTGATATTTTTGAATTGGATGGTTTAAATATAAATCCTCCTATAATAGCGCCTGGACAATTAGTTCAAGCATACATGCCTGTAGATAGAACAGGTATATTTAATCCCTTTAATATGATGTACGAACCAATTCCTTCTGTTGGAAATTTTAATAAGTCTTTTGAAGAGTGTTGTATGGATGCAGCTCATGACCTATGGAAATTAGGAAAACCCGTAGAACTATTTTGGAGTGGTGGGATTGACAGTAGTGGGGCTTTGATAGCACTATTAGAAACTAAGTCTGAATCTGACATACTTAATATCCGATACACTAAAGAATCAATTGTAGAGTTTCCATTGATGTGGGAGAAAATGGTAAAGGGTAGAAACGATCCTTTACCAGATAAGGTAATGTTAGATGAAACTTTATTTAATAACCATAACATTATCAAAGTAACGGGGGAATGTGGAGATCAATGTTTCGGTAGTGATGCTCTACACAAAAATTTAGATAAACATGCTGACGATTGGGAAAGTATTTTTACATGGGGTGCATTCGGTGGTGGTATTAGTAGTGATATGCCACGAAAAACTCCAGAATCTTATAAATTTAGAATGGAACAGTTAGCTAAAATTATGTTCGAACATGTTGATTCTGCACCAATAGAAATTAAAACTATATTTGATTTGTTTTGGTGGTGTAATTTTTGTTTTAAATGGCAGGATGTAGATATCCGTATGATTTTTACATTTACAGCCACTACAGAATATAAATCTACTTTAAGTTTTTTCAACACTCAAGATTTTCAGAGATGGTCAATAGTTAATCATGATATTAAACATGGTGGTACTTGGGAAACATATAAACAGCCGGCAAAAGAATATATAAATAAATATATAAAGGATGAGAATTATAGAAAGAATAAAACAAAGGAACCTTCATTAATTAAGATTTTGCAAGGGGCAGCCGATGAAAAATATGATTATGCCTATAGACAAAAAAGAAGAGAAATACCAGAAAGAATTAAATTAGTTTTGGAAGATGGTCAGTTTTGGAGAAGGAACGAAAAAGTTCCTGCTGAAATTTACGAAGAAATATTGACCTAAATAATATTAAAGGGAAAATAATGTACGAATATAAATGCAAAATTATTAAAGTTATTGATGGTGACACCGCTGATGTAGATATTGATCTAGGTTTTGGTGTATGGATGAAAAAACAGAGGGTTCGTTTCTATGGCGTGGACACACCTGAGTCGAGGACAAGCGATAAAGAAGAAAAGGTCTATGGTCTTATGGCGAAAGAGTTTGTGCAGAATCACCTTCCATTAGGTTCCACACAGACTCTACGCACCAAGAAAGATGGTGTGGGTAAATATGGTCGTATTCTTGGTGAGTTTCTTTATGAATATGAATATGATGGCGTCACTATTAAATCTACAGTCAACGAAGAACTTATTAAGACGCACAATGCGGTTCGTTATTTTGGACAGTCTAAAGATGACATCGCAGAAGAGCATTTACAAAATAGAGAATTTCTTAAATAATGGCTGATAATCAATACCTTGGAAACCCAAATCTCAAGAGGGCAAATGTCGCCCAGAACTGGACAAAAAAAGAACTTGTTGAGTACCAGAAATGTATGGAAAATCCACAATATTTCATAGAAAACTATGTAAGGATTGTATCTCTTGATGAAGGTCTTATACCATTTAAGATGTATGACTTTCAGAAAGAAATGGTTGGTACGTTTCACAGCAATAGATTTACCATTTGCAAACTACCCAGACAGTCTGGTAAGTCTACAGTTATGGTATCGTATTTGTTACATTACGCACTATTCAATCCCAGTGTTAATATCGCAATCCTTGCAAATAAGGCTGCGACGGCTAGAGACTTACTATCACGTTTGCAGCTTGCTTATGAACATCTTCCCAAATGGTTACAACAGGGTGTGATGAGCTGGAACAAAGGTTCTTTGGAGTTAGAAAATGGTTCAAAAATTTTGGCGTCATCAACTAGTGCAAGTGCTGTTCGGGGCGGTAGTTATAATATTATCTTTCTTGATGAATTTGCATATGTACCATCTAATGTTGCAGAACAATTTTTTAGTTCAGTATACCCTACTATAAGTTCTGGTAAGACAACGAAGGTAATGATTGTTTCCACCCCACACGGTATGAATATGTTCTATAAGCTATGGGTGGATGCAGAAGAAGGCCGTAATACTTATGTACCGATTGAGGTTCATTGGAGTGAAGTTCCTGGCCGGGATGCTAAGTGGAGAGAAGAAACAATCAAGAATACCTCTCAGGCTCAGTTCAATACAGAGTTTGAGTGTGTTTCGGGTGATACAAAGATTACTCTCAAAGACCCCGATACTGGAAAGATATTTAATGTAAATATTGAAGAAATGGTGAGTGTGAGTTCTTAGGATGTATAAATAGATGTATGACCTATTACATCTACGCACTAAAAGATGATACAGACAAAATCAAATATGTTGGGCAGACAATCACGCCTGATGTAAGAAAGTCACAACACAAGAATAAAAAACCTAAGCACACATTCCATATCTTAAAGACGATTGACGATCCAAATGAAGCAAGAGATATGGAGATACATTTGATAGAAGAACACGATTGTTATTTGTTTGGGTGGAATAATACCCCCGGCGGTGAGGGATTTGATGGATATTCACGAAAAGGGATTGGTGGTGTGAAAAAGGGTCATAATCCGTGGAACAAGGGAGTTAAGGGTTGTTTTAGTGATGAGACGATTGGGGTGTGGCGAGCTAAAAGAAAGGGTGTAAGACATTCTTCCAAATTGAATGAAGATACTGTTAATGTAATAAGAAAGTTGTATGATGAACATCCTCATATTGATGGTGTTGGTGAAATCCAAGGAAATGGTCTGGCTATGTCTTACCATCAAGCATTTTGTAGAGAATACCATAACGAATATGGATTAACACTACAAGGATTAAAAAAAATAGTATTAAAGGAAACTTGGCCAAATGTCTAAAACATATGAAGTTTTATCCCCAGCTGGGTTTGTAAAGTTTTCTGGGATACAAAAAGTATCACGCAGCAAATATCGTCATTTTATTTTTGATGATGGTGCTGAATTAAAGTGTTCCCTTAACCATAGATTTGGTAAAGATGAGATATTAGCATCATCACTCTGGCGTGGATCAGATTTGCAGGGTAAAAATATACTTTATGCTGAAGATGTTGAGGAAGATATTGATTTATACGATTTGTTAAATGTTGGTGGTGGAAATCTCTACTACACTAACGGATTAGTATCACACAACTGTGAGTTTCTTGGTTCTATTGATACACTGATTGCACCTCATAAACTTAAACAGTTAACATATCGATCACCGAAACAGTCTAGTGGGGGTCTTGATGTTCATATTCTACCACAAGAAGGTCATACATATATTCTCACTGCTGATGTTTCACGGGGAACATCAAACGATTACTCTGCTTTTGTCGTTGTGGATGTGAGTGAAATACCGTACAGAGTTGTTGCAAAATACCGTGACAATGAAATCAAACCTCTCATATTTCCATCTAAAATCTATGACACTGCTCGAGCATACAATCAAGCATTTGTATTGATTGAGGTTAATGACATTGGAGAACAGGTTGCTAACGCTATGCAGTTTGACTTGGAGTATGACAACCTTATTATGGCTAGTATGCGTGGACGGGCAGGACAAGTCCTTGGAGGGGGCTTCAGTGGTGGCCGGGCCCAGTTAGGAGTAAGAACCACAAAGGCAACAAAGAAGATTGGTTGTTCAAATCTAAAGCAGTTGGTTGAGGATAATAAACTTATTATTGAGGATTACGAATGTATCAATGAGTTGTCAACCTTTATTGTTAAGGGAGCATCCTTTGAAGCTGATGATGGATGTAACGATGACCTTGTTGCATGTCTCTTTATATTTGCATGGGTCACAGACCAGCAGTATTTCAAAGAACTAACTGATAATGATATTCGTAGAACAATGATGT